CTACTAAATAGGCATTAATGGATTTATCATTAAAATTTGTTGTTCTCCAGAGTTCTCCAAGTATTCTGCCAAACTTACCTTCTGCATCTTTGTGGGTTGTAAGAATTATTTTATCGTTAGACAGCATATTTATTAAAAAGTCTTTAGCACCTAATCCATATTTCTTTTCATCTAAATCTCTTGTTCTGGATTCTGGTGTGTCAATGCCATACATTCTGATTCTTTGTTTCTTTAACCAAACACTAAATCCTAAATCAATATCCACATCAACAGTATCGCCATCAACTACTCTTACGATTTGACAACGATATTGGTACATTACTTTTTCTTAGTGATATGCTTAAATAATTCATCTACTAAATCTTGTTTATGAAATCGTCTATCTAATTCAATTCCATGTTTGCGACCAAGATTTTCTAATTCTTTCTTTGTCATAATTTGTAGATGTGTTCGCTTTAAGAATTTTTTTGGTTTAGGCTTAAATAGATTTGCAAAAAAACTAAACATAATTTCTCCTTTATTTTTTTTTTGTTTCAACCATTATACCAGCAAGAATAGAAAGTCTGTCAGCTTCTTCTAATCCTTTTTCAGTTACTAGGCATAAATCTTCTTTTTTTACAATTAAACCAGAATTTTTTAATGAACTGGTTATTTCATCAACTGGTTCTTTATTTTTCAAAACTTGAACTATCCCTCCTAGTTTCTTTGCTTGTATTTTAGAAAGATATGACCTTTTTTTTCGCATCTATTTTCTTCCACTGTTTTTCTTCCCATTTTCAATTCTTTTTGAAAAAATGCCTACTGCACCTTTTCCTACTCTAATTCCATAAGAAGCACTTACAGAAATCAGAATTATGTGGGTGAACCATTCTGGAGTTGATGTTGCTAAAAATTCAAATCCTTTTTGTACATGGTCTTGAGTAAAAGGTAAAAAACAGCATAATAATATTCCTCCAATTAAAATTGTCCAAAATTCGTCTTTCCATGAATCACCCATTTGTTCTGTAAGACTTTGTTGTAATTCTATTTCGCCTGTTGCTTGTTTCTGTGCTATGACTGCTTTTGATTTAACTTGAGCAATTTTTGTTTCTGCTTCTGCTCTAATTTTTTCATTTCTACCTTTTAGCCAAGTAGATGCAATATCGCCTATTGGTCCGAGTAATGCTCCTATCATACTTTTAATCCTTTCTCATATCCTTTAGCTTTTGTATATGTCAAAACTTCTTGTCTATTTTCTCCACTAATTAAAGAACAATGAACCCAACCAGAGTTCATATCACCTTTGCGATAACATTCCAAAATAACTTGGTCAAAATCAAAGTGATTTATAATCATTTCTGCAAGATTAAGTGTTGACATTCCTATTGCTTCAATATCAACTGCTTCTCCTTTTGTATGTTGAGAAGTTGGTTTTGAACCTATGGCTTCACATAATTCTGGGCATCTATATCCAGAAGTAATTAAAATTGGTTTATCAATTTTTTCTCTTAGTGGTTCTAAGATTTGAGTTGCCAAAAAAGAAAGTTTTGGAATAATTTCCTCTGGTGGTGTGTTATCTATTCCCATTCTCTCTGCTGTTTGACTTTTTGTAAACTCTCGTAAACTAAAATTTTTTGTTAGTTGCATATCTATCTCCACCATTTGCTATATACACCCATTGAAATTAATCCAAGAGTAAATAATACAAATGCTTTAACTATTGTTTCTGTTGCTGTTCGTTTAGCTGTCCTGTAACTTTCTATTAAAGACCTTAAATCATGAATATCTTTTCCAGCACTTGAATCTTCTAATCCAACTTTTGCTAATGCTCTTTTTGCACCTTCTTCAGATGCTACCCTTAACATCATCATGAGTTTTGGGTCTTGCCTTACTATGATTTCTAATTCTTCTCTTTTCATCAGATTGCCTCCATACAACTAAAACTAAATCCATAAATAGAAGCATGGTTAGAATCCCAGTTTAAGTCATTAGTGTCCATTCTCCATACTCCTACAGTATTCGTTATAACACAAGATGTTGAAGTTGTTATAGCAACTTTTAATGCTGGTTCAACTTTAAGAGTAACAGTTCCACTCCCACTTGCACTAGCATTATCCATTATCATGTGCAACTTCGCACTACTTCCTGTGCCAAATTGAATATAATCTCCCTTAACTAAGGCATTAGTTTGTGAATTTGTCAATCCACTAACAGGAATATCATAAGCACCGATTGCAGTATTACTTGCAATAGTTATAGAACTTTGTGTTGCATTTCCTCTTTGAGTTTTCCCATCTGGGTCGCCCATTAGAAAAGTTCCTTTTCTTCCATGTAACTGCATAAAGAAAGTTTGATACTCTGCACTGGTTGCTCTATTCATTGGTGGTAAAGTAATTGTTGCTTTCCATAAAGCAAAGTCATGTTCATAGACTTGTTGACTACCAGTAAATGGAGATGTTGATATTCCTACTGCTCTTTGTAAACCCCAAGAAGATTTTTGTACTCCTTGAGTTGTAGGAAATGTTAAAGGATAAGTTGGTGCTGACATTATTATGCTCCTGTAAATGCACTTGCAAATTCACCACCACGAAGTCGTGATTCTGCAACTGCCGCAATAGTTTCTTGTTTAAATGATGGTAGCATATTCATCATTTCTGCTCTAATAGTTTGTGCAACTCCAGCACTTACATTTATTGTTTGATTGACGATAGTAGAACTTCCACCTAAAGCATTTGAAATCCCAGATTTTGGAACTATCTTACCACTTGTATTTGGTACAAATAATTCTGCTCCTCGTTCTCCTACTAGAGTGGGCATATCTGGTGCTATTCTACCTCCACCAGCCATACCTACCATTCCACCACCAGCAGTATTAAATGCACCTCCTCCAACATTTATTTGAGAGGCATTTCCAGCAAACGAACCACCAACTGATGATGCACCTCCACCAAATAAACTACCAAAACCACCAAATATACTTCCTAAAAATGAACCACCACCACTTGTATTATAAGGTCTTACTTTTATTGCTTCTAGTTGAAATCTTACAAAATCTCTTATTAAACTATTAAGAATATTTCTAGCTACATCTTTAAAACTCTCCATAGCATTTTTACCTTCTGTCATAGAGTCAGCAATAGATTGTGCTATTCCATCAAATGCTCTATCAAAGTTTTCTTCTAATATTTTTACAGTTGGATTTAAACCTCTTAGGTCATCTTCCATTTTTTGTAATGTTTCTAATGCTGTTGGCATTTCTTCAGTTGTTAATGTTCCCATCAATGTTTTAAATTCAGATATTTTTTCATTTAATAAAACTTGTTCAGATTTATAAGAATCAATAATATCTAGTGCTTTCTTTCTTTTTTTTGTTAGTTCCTCTTCAGCATCTTTTTCATCTTCTTTTAACTGTAATCTATCTTCTTCTGCTTTCTCTAATTCTTTTATTGCATCAAACCTAACTCGTAATTTTTCTGTGTTTTCTGCACTTTGGATTCCAGTTTTTATAAGAAGTTCTTCAAATTCTCGTTCTGTTTCGTTACTTATCTTTAATACTCTAACTCTATCATCAAGTAATTTAATCTGTTTAATTAACTCCTCGTCTTCAAGTCCAGCTATATCTGGTCGCATCTTTGGTGATACTGGAGTCTTAATCTCTCCAATTTGACCAGCCCTAGAAAAGTCCGGACTTCCTCCAGTTGATAAATTTGCTCCTTCTGCTCTATTTAATAATTCTTGTTTTATTTCTGCTTCTCTTTGTTTTACTCTTTCTGGTCGTAATCCTAATTTCTCACCAACAAATTCGTTAAATTGATGTAACTTTTTAATAGCTTCAGTTAATGCAAAAGAAACTGCTACGACTGCAGTTGTTATTTTTCCAAATATTGCAACAACCGCTAATGCTCCAATCGCTTGAATTGCTAGTTTTACTTCTTCTAAATTATCACTCATATCTACTAATATATCTACACTTTTTTCCACTGCATTAGCTAATCCTATTCCTATTGCATTAGCAAGTTTATCTAAAGCCTCTTGATTAGATTCAAGATGTTCGTTTAAGTTTTCAAATTGAGTTTTAAGAGTTCCAAAAAACTTCTCGTCAGCTATAAGTCTTTGAAAATTAAACACTTTATCACCAATCATAGACAATGTTCCAGAAAGAGTTTCTGCTAATTCATCTGTTGTTTTTCCAAACTTTCCATTTGCACCAAGATTGTCTTCAAAAATTTTTGCTGTATCTTCTGCTGTAACCGTTGCACCAGCTTTAAACCCTAATAGAGCATTTAAGCCTCTTTCTCTAAATAAGTCAGAAGACGCGGCTCCTCCAGCAAATGCTCTTTGTATTTGACCAGATGCAGTTGCAAAATCTAATCCTGTTAATGCCGCGGCATTACCTGTAATAGTCAACAATCTGCTCAGATGTTCTGCATCGTTTGCAACAACTGCTAAAGAACCAGCACCTTGTTGGATTTCTTGTAAACTAAAGGGAACTTTTGATGCAAATTTAGCTAATTCGTCAAATGCTTCTTTTCCAGCTTTAGCTCCTCCAAAAAGATTTTTTAATCTTACTTGAAGTCCTTCTATTTCCATTCCTACATTAACAACTTTTTTTACTGCTACTGCACCAAATGCAACTCCAACAGCTCCTCCTACTAATGCAAGATTTCTAGATAAAGCAAGGGTGCTTCTACCCATACTTTGAAAATTCTTTTTAAAGTCGTTGGAAAAATGTTTTGTTTGTTTATTGACTTTTCCAAGTTCTTTTTTTAAAGAACCTAAATCTGCTTCTATCTTTACTAAAAGAGTATCAACTGTTGTTTTAGCCATTAATCTGGAAACCTTTCCATTAAATCTTCTAATTCTGCTTTAGACAATGGTTTTTTAGATTGGTCAGTATTAAACTCTTTAAAACCTTCTATAGCAGAGAACAACTCAATCATTGACATATTCCAAAAACTTTCTGGCGATAGTCCTAGAATCCCTAATCCTATCTCCATGAGCCTTTGCCAATCTATGTCGCTGGGTTCTCCTCTGCTCCTTCGTTTCCCTCATCTTGCCCACTATTTAAAGCCATTGTTACAACCTCTCCAGCACATCTCATACCTTCAATAAGCCCAGCTTCCCAAATCCATTTTTGAACTTGTTTCGCATCAACATTATTTCCACCACCTTTAATGGCTGGAGTTAAGACATTAACAATTTCTGTTACTGTCGCTTTACCTTCACTTAATTTTTGTGCTATTTGCACGATAGAACCACCTATTGAATTTTCAATTTTAATTAAAGAATCAATCGTTAGTCTTGCTGTCAGCTTTTGCTTCCCCAGACTTATTTGCAGTTCCCCCCTTTTGGGATTTACCATCTTTAAGTTCTCCTATTATTTGTAAAGTTTCTTTTCTACCACCTAAGTCAGTTACGACTAAAGCAGTTACTTTTTTATCATTAACTGTAAAAGTATCATTTGGTTTGATATCAAGGTCATAAGGAACTTCAAATATTAGTTCTTTATCATCTACATATCCCTCCATTGATTTACCTTTATGTTCAATTACAAATGCATTCCATGTCATAATTACCTACACAGTTGCAAATGTAATTGCACCAGAAGATTCAAAAGTAAATGAATAAGT